CTTTAGCACAGGATCAGGGTTCGGCAGGTAGTGCATAAACGCCCAATAGTCAATGGCGTTAGCACGGCTGGCGATGACGCGGATTAGGTCTTGTTTTTTTGGTGTCATTGGCTTTCCTTATTTTTCATAATCCACAAAGGCGGCAAGCAATAAAAATACCCACCAAAACGGTTTGTCGTAAAAAATCAGCACAGCGGCAGAAATGGTTAAAGTTACAAATGCGATCATGGTTAATATCCTTGCGTTAATTTTCGGCTGGCTCTTGGTTTGCGACTGTGGGCTTTCACAGGCAACTGCACCAACTGACGGCTAGCATAATGAGCAAGCAATAAAGAAATTGCGGTATCGCCGTGGCGTTTGTTTTTGCCGTCTGCACTTTTGGTTCGTTTATCGGGAATGCGTGGCACGCCTTTCACCACTTGGAACGAATGCAAATCGGCAAGAATATCGGCATCTTTGGGAATGCTGTCGAGTTCGCCATCTTCGAGCGCGGCTTTAAATGGGGCGGTGTGTTCGCGATACCATTTTTCCGATAACTGCACGCAATCCACCAATGAACCAAATGCATCGCGAGCGGCTTCGGCTAAATAGCCTCCGTTCCCACGCGCATCAAAAGCTGCACCGGCGAAGCGTGGCAAATGCTTGAGAATAAACAGCACAATTTGTTCTTGTTGCTTGTAAGGCATATTGCCCAGCTCCACAATCAACCGAACGCTTTTGGTTAAGTTTTGCTGTTGTGCTAACACCACAAAGGACGTCATATCGCCACTGCGTGCAAAGTCTTCGCCTAAAAAATGTAATTGCGTTTCATCTAAGGTTTGCAAAATCGGCTGAAGCGTGGTTTCACACCAATCCCGCATTTCCTGATAGCGTGTCGGTTCAGGCACAAGGCTAAAGCCATCTTTTGCCGTCATTCGGATTACGGGGGTGCTTTCGCTCATTTGGCGTTCAATCAACGCACGTGAGAGCCATAAGCCTGTGCCGTTTTTCGGCACGCAATAGTATTCTTCTTCCGCATCTTCTTTGGTTGCCGTGTCATTGAGTAGGTTTTCTTTCCATTCCGCTTCTTTTTCGACTGTCCATTCTTGCTTGCTGACTTGGCAAATACGTTGGTATAACCCTTCAGCACAGGCATCATCAAGGGTAATCGTATGCACTGAGTAGCGTTTTCTGCCTGCCCGACTATCTAAAATCAGCTCATTGAAAAGGTTGTCCGCACCGTTGTGGGTAGAAATCAACCGCACTTTTGCACCCCACATAGTGAGAGCAAGAGCGGCTTTTAATACTTCCGCAAGGTATTCGTGAAAGGCTGCTTCATCAATGACCACCACGCCTTGCATACCACGTAAGTTTTTCGGGTTGCTGGAAAGGGCTTTTACTTTGAAGCCTGATGCAAAATAGATTACATAGGTCAGAATGTTCTTATCTTCATCTTGCAACACTTCTTCTTGAATTTCGCCTGCTGCATAGTTAAACGCCCTTGCCCACATTGCCACCGCGTCAATAAATTCACGTGCCATTTCCTTGTTTGACCCAATGTAGAACACATCAGAGCCACCATCTTTTTTAGCAAGGCTGGCAATCAAAGCATCATCAGCAGCTTCTGCCCACGTCAAACCTGTTCGACGAGATTTTTCAGCGATTTTGAGCTGGGATTTATCGGCTATCCAACGTTTTTGGTAGCCCAACAGTAGCTCATTTGGGTCAAAGGGAATCAGATCTTTCACTATGCAATACCTAAAATTTGCTGTTTGATTTTGTCTGCGGTTTCTGCCGACAAGCCAGCCTGAATTACGATTTTTTCCGTTTCTTCAGCGGCAAGTTCCGCACGCCGTTTCACATCAGCTTGATAGACTTTGAGCTTGGTGCTTGCTTGAATGAGTGATGCCACATTTTTGCCTGCAAAACTTAGGGCTTGGAATTTCTCCATCGGGGTCATCTCATCATCTTTGGCTTCTTCAATATCGACCAACGCATCAAACAAAGACGACTGCAACATCCCCATCAAGGCTTCACTACGTTTGTCTTCCTTATCTTCCGCGCCTTCGGCAATAATGCGAGCCGCTTCAGTACTGTCCTTGATTGCCTTAAAACGGCGTTCAATCTTCTGCCCATAGCGATGAATCGCCGATTTACTGATGGAATAACCTTTCTCACGCAATAGCGTTTCCAATTCCACATAACCCGAAAAACCGTTCTCAGTTAAGGCGCGTTCCAGCCAGCGGCGAACATCTTCGGGCAGTTTTTCAATACTTGAGCGAGGTGCCATTTCTCCCCCTTACGCCCAGTACTTTTCAGGGCGGGCAATACCTGCTTGGCAGTCGATGGTGTATTCCACAATATCCACGCCCAAGCGGTTAATATCGGCAAACCATACGCCGTGCGGTTGTTTGGTCAGTTCCACCAGTTTGCGGTCGGAAAGGTATTCCAACTGCTGGCGGATTTCGTGCGGCGTGACATTTGGGTAAATGCCACGCATCACATCAAGTAAAAATTGTTCGCTGGTGGTGTATGGCATAGCTTTGTGTAAAGTATTGAGCAAGTGCCAACGCATACCTTCTCGGCGGGCTTTTTCCATCATTTTGCACTCTCCATTTTGTATAAATCACTTAAGGTTTTGTGTAGGGCATCCATTTTGGCTTCCAGCACTGTTTGTCCACGGATATAGTCATCACGCAGGACATAAACGAGCGGCAGACTCGACTGCATTTGGTTGAATTGCTTTTCTAATTCTTCCACTTTGTCGTTTACTTTGAGCTGGTTTTGGTGGCGTTCGCTCAAACTGTTTTGGAACTGCGATACTAAAATCTTGGCAAAGCCAAAACAGCAACCAAGAAACGACAACAACAACCCGACCAAGTGCCAAAATTCCACGTTAATGGTCATTGTTCGTCTCCTTGCAGATTTCCCGATAGGTCGCGTTATGCACCGCAATTTGACGGAGCGTTTCTGTGGTGTCTTGACGGCTTGCCTTGATTACACCAAAGCCTGAACAGCTGGGGTTAATCACGGAGATCACCTTGCTGTTGCAAGCGGTCAATAAGCCCATTGCGATCAGAAGTGCGGTTGTTTTCTTCATTCTTTTTTCTCGTTTCAAAATATTTCACTTGAGTTTGAGCTACTGCTTTTTCCTGTTGCAGTTGCTCGTTTTGCTTAAACAAGCGGTCGATTTCTTGCCCTGCCTTGCGAATTTTGTAGCAAGCCACACCCACGCCAAGCAATACAAGGGCAGAAAAGCCTAAAATCAGATAAAAAATCATTCTTCTCGCCCCCGATTATTTAACGCATTAGCAAAACCTTTGGTCGCCACGCCACCACCGCAGAATAGGGCGAAGGTGGTAAAGAGTTCGCCTACATAAGTGCGGTCAAGCCAGACGGCATACACCAAAATGCCAGCCATCAATAATGCTCCGAAAAATTGGATAAAGGCGGTGGTGGAAAGACGACCGTTATCGTTGGTAATCAACTCACTCAGTTTTTTCATTTTCTTTTTCCTTGTTGAAATAGTTTTGTTGGGCTGAAGCATAGCCAAAGAAAGTCAGGATACTCGCACAAACAAAGTAGCCGTAATATGCCAACATAATGCCAAGCAAAGTATTTGTGATCATTTCCCAATGATACTTAGCTTTGGTGTATTGGAATCTCGGCTTTGAAGAGCCAAAGAACATTGCCAATATCGCAAGTGCGGTCATAAAGTAAAAGAACCATTCATAGGCTTGTACAAGGTTTTTAATGCCTAATTCATTGGCAGAAATAAAACCACCGAAAATAATGATTTCCCATACCAAAGAGAAAAAGGTAATTCCGCGAATTTCTCGTTTCATTTTAGTAACTCCAGCGTAAGTAAAAGGCAGTAGCAGCGGTTGTGCCACCGTTGATTTTGCGATTTCGTTTGGTGTTGCTACTCATTCGCTAACCTCGTGTAAATTGCTTCTGATGATTTGGAAAACGTATTGATGCACTCATCATTTATCCCTTAAATAAATGCTCAACATTCACGACCTCTTCACTATCCAGCCAGCTCCACACATCAAAGCACGGGCAGTCTTTAATCCATTCGTTTGGGCTGATTGTGCCGTCGCCGTTGAGGTCTGGGCTTAGATCACGATGTCCACAAATGCGAGCACTGGGATATTTGGCTTCTAATTGGCGAAGCAAGTGGTGCAGAGCTTTCCATTGGGCTTCCGTATATTCGCCGTGATTGCGTTTGTCTTTGGTAATACCGCCGACCAAGCAGATGCCAAGGCTGTTGAGGTTGTGCCCTTTAACGTGTGCGCCTGTTTCGCCCTCTTTGCGACCAGTTTCGACAGTGCCGTCGGTGTCAATCACAAAGTGGTAGCCAATATGTTGTAAGTGCGGATTGAATTGCTTGTAATTGCCTGCTAAACGCTGAAAGCCACGCTGTTTGTGCCAGTCGTTAATACGCTCTGCAGCGGTTTGGGTAGCGGTACGAAGTTGCTTGCCATTTTGGGTAGCTGAGCAATGGATCACGATTTTGGTGATGGGGGAGGTGTACATAAAAAAACTCCAGTTATAAAGGATTACTTGATAACTGGAGTTTAGTTAAATGAGGGTTAAATTGGATTTAAACTGGTTTAAGGAATTATTTAGCTTGTTTATGTAAAACAGCTTTAATGATAACAACATCATAAATCGTGCTATTAGCAATTTTCTGTTTAGCATTTATATTTAATTCAACAGGACGTTTCTCAAATGTTGCTGTTTCAATCGCTCTTTTGTATTGGCTTTGGAATGTATTATCTTGCACTTCTGCAACCAATTCTTGCCCACTTACTTCATTGCGAATACTGACTTTGAAACCGGTATCTAATTCTGTATTTACATTTAAAATACGGTACATTCCATCAAGACGAATTTCTTCAAATTCACGTGCAGGAGGCATTCGTTTCTTTTTCGCTAATTCTTTTGCTTGTTCACCTGTAACTTCAACGCCTTGGATATTTATTTTTTCGGCATCACTAGCTTGTTTGAAAAATTCCCGTTTAGTTTCTTTAGCTTCAGTAGCAATTTCTTTAAGCTCAGGTTTTTTATCAATAAGCTGGAGAATAAGCTCACGATTTTCTTTTTGATTTTCTGTCAAAGCATTTAACGTTTTTTCGTTAAGCGCCACCAACTTTTCTGTTATACTTGACTGAGCTTGTGCTTCTCGCTCTGCTTGTTTGTCTTCGAGAAACATTTTGTAACTATCTGTGCCAAAATAGCACAATAGACCAAACAGCAATGTGATCGTCAAATGTTTGCTTTCCATTTTTGAAGTCAATCCTGTTAAAATATTTCCCCAATTAGTATTTTCGTCATCAAATTTTGATGACCCTTGGCTAACTTTGATAATCAGTTCTAAGTCTTTCTTTTCATCATCAGTTAAACGATGTTTACTATCCGCGTAAACAGCCAAAGCATAGGCTTTATACAATCCATCTTGAAGCTTTAAAAAAGCTTTCATTATAGATGGCGTAATTGTCGATTGATATTTTTCACCAGTTAACTTTACTTGAACATTGGGCCAGCCTTCAAACTGGATATGAAGTTTTGAAACATCATCCCCCAATTCTGTTTCATAAATCTTACGCAGAAAATCATAAGCATCTTGCTCGTTACGGATAACAATGTTTAATTTATCGTTTTGTTGTTCAGTTGTCATCTTAATTCCTCAGTTCCTCAATTATTTCTTTTTCTTCCCACCACAAATACTTTCGCACGGCACGCCGTCTTTATCGGGTTGAAATAGCTCATATCGCATTGTTGTAACTTTACTCATATTGTCTGAAATAATCCAAGTTAAACATTGGACACCAGTCAACATTGTTTTCAACAGCCAATGCCTGAATTTGTTCCTTCCAAGAACCAAAGTGTTCTCCTCGCTCTATTGGGCGATTTTCTAATTTTTTGCAAGGAATGACATATTGAGTTTCTTTCTGCTTTGTTTTTTCATCAGAGAAAATAGATAAGGATAATCCTTGAGAATAGTAAACATCTCTGAACAATCTGTTAGTTAAAGATAAACAATGTGACTTTGCATTTAAACATTGGCAGGCATTTTGATAGCATTCTAATATAGAGCCTAAACTATAATAGCCAGAACCAGTATATATTTTTCCAGCAACAAAAATTTGTTTTGTTGTCCAACCATCAACGTAACGTAGTAATAAAAGAGCTCTAGCAGCTTGTTCAGGGGTTTTATCGAAAGTACAAGTGTAAATTATATCTTTGTCTAACTCATAAGATGAGAATTTAAAAGCTCCTGTGGCAATAGATAATGCCATTTTAAAATAAGGACTTTTAGTCTTGGCAAAAACGATTACAAGTAAATTATTTTTTGATAATTCAATAGGATCATCATATTGCTCACTTTGATTTTTTAATTCCGTAATTTCGGATTTCTTTTGTTGTTCAGTCGTCATTTGTATTCCTCGGTTTCAATCTCTTTAATTTCTTTTTCCACGTGTTGCCCAGCTTTGTTAAAGACCAACGCCAAATAACCTGCGACAAAAAACACGAAATAACCCACAGGGTGCAGGCTGCCTAAATATAGCCCGAGTAAACAGGTTACAAACCCCATCAGTGTGAATATCACCAATCTTTGGCTTTTCTTTTGCAATAAGGCTTTGCGGTGTTGTTCTTTTTCGTACCATTCTTGATAGTCAAAATACTGCTTAATCCCAAAGGTGCATTTGCCGTTGTAGCAGTATTCATTAAAGCGGTAACTTTCGCCGCCGCACTGTGGGCAGGTAACGGTTAAATGACTATGGGGGATTGGTTCGTCTTTTTTGGCATAGTGATTATGAATTTCACCAAATTGCCCACCATGTATTTCCTTTTCAAATTGTTGTTCCATTTATTCTTCCTTGTGATTTGTAATAATGCCAAACTGTCCCCCTTTTATCTCCCCTTCAAAATTTTGCCCGATAGCGGCACTTTCGCCACCGTAGAGCATAAATTTGCGCACAGCAGGATCGGCGTTGCGGAATTTATGCAATAAAAGTAGTTCTTCTTCATTAATCGCTGTATTAGCCTTTGTACCAAGGATTACATAAAGAATATCCACACCTACTTTTGCGATTTGAGAAAGATATTCTGCTGATGGAGAACGTTTATCACTTTCGTAGTTAAACTGAGATAATTTTGTTACTCCACCAACCGCACCTAATTGTTCCTGAATCAAACCCAGCCTTTCCCGCTCATTTTTTAAGCGTTCACCAACACTAGACATTTAAAACCTCAAATTAAACAAATTTATATCTTGTAATTATACGTTTGTATAATTATAATCTACCACATCAACAACAAACGAACCATAAACCAACAGAAAGAAGGGGGCATTTATGTTCAGCCTTTTATTGATTTATTTTTTGCGTAAACCTGCGGTTGCGAAGGTTATTCGGGAGACTGTTCATCAACAAGATTTAACAATCTCTCAAGATGAATTTGAAGCTTTGCTTGTTCGGATTTTGGAGCAGCGGTCAAGGAGAGCTTATTAACAAAATTCTGTAAATCGCTTTTGATGTTCCCTGTTTCGGCAGGGCGAAGTAAAAGCGCTAATACCAGCTGATGAGCTGTAAGTTGATCTTTTAAGTATTCAATTTCGTTTTTTAATTCGGCAATCTGATTTTCCATTTTTTGTTCCTTAGCAAATAAAAATTGATTGCCATAATTTACCACAAAACAACACGGAGAAGAAATGACAAACAAGGTATTTCACCCCTTGCCGTATCCGCAAACGCTAGAGAGTGCAAGGGCTTATTTCTTACTGCACGGGATTAACTGTAGCGAATGGGCAAGGCACTTTGGTGTGGATCAGCAAGCGATTTCCGATTTACTTCGAGGACAGCTGAAAGGCACTTGGGGCGAAGCCCATAAAACGGCGGTATTGTTGGGCTTAAAGCCTAACCCAGACCACCAAGCGGCGGCTTAATACACGCAACCTGCTCTTTAACAATTTGGAAAAAACAGCGAAAAATTGACCGCTCTTAATTAAACAAACAATAGGAGAACAAGATGAAACTGTTAAACAGACTAATGAGTTACCTACTCAGAAAACAAGGTTACAAAGTGATTGATCCTATCACCCAAATTGATTTATCCACGCCAGCATTTATGCGTGATCCGAATGCGGTGGCACGGTTGAAAGAGAAAGGATTTTTACAATGAAAGAAAAAATTAACGGCACGCAGCGTGCGTTGCGGATTTTAAAAGCCCTAAAAGGACGAACGATGGACGGCTTGAGCAATAAAGATTTGTGCGAAGCGATTGATGAAACACCGGTGAATATCACCCGTGCTACGGCGATTTTAGAAAGCGAAGGCTTTTTGCGCAAATTACCGACCGGCAACTGGACGCTCAGTTTTGCCTTGCTCAATTTGGCGGTGTGTTATGAGCAGGATATGCAGGCAGTGAATGAACGGTTTAATGAAATGCGCCACCGTGTGGCAACAGGCGGTTTTTAGGAGTGAATGATGACAGATTTAAAACTAAGTGAACAGCAAGATGCGGTGGCATTGGCAACAAAGGCAATGACGCAAGATTTGGCAGAAGCCTACGAAGTTATGGGAACATTGAAAGCCTTTAACTTTGTACAAAAACTTCTGACGGTCGGAAGTTTGAAAAAATTGCAAGAAATCAAAGAAACCAAGAAATACAAAGGATTGAGCGTTGTTGATGATAACGGAAATCTTCTGACTGTCGGAAATTTTGCTGATTTCTGTAAAGCCTGCGGGTTAAGTGATAAGAAGGTTTATGAAGATTTGCAAAATCTAAATGCTTTCGGTGATGAGTTTATGGAAACTAGCCAACGCCTCGGCTTAGGCTACCGCGAAATGCGAAAACTTCGCCAGTTACCTGAAGAAGCCCGAGCGGAAATTGTGGAGGCAGATTATTCGGAAGCGACAGATAAGGAAGATTTGATTGAGAAAATCGAAGATTTAACCGCAAAACACGCCAAGGAAAAAGAAGCCTTACAAGCCCAGTTGAAACGCAAATCGGACGATTATGAAGCGCAAGCGAAAGTGCTTGCCACCAAAAACGAGCGGATTAACCACTTAGATTTGGAGCTAGCGAAGAAAACCAAAGCGATTGAAACCCAAACGCCTGAACAACGCGGTGGCGTATTACGCGAAGAAGCCGCTGCGATTTCTTACAAAGCAGAAGCCGTGCTACGCGGACAAGTTTTCCAAGCCTTTGAAGCCTTAACCGCTCACACGGAAGCCACAGGCATTGACCACAAGCAGTTTATGAGTGGCGTGCTTGCCGAGTATCAGTTGATTTTGTCGGAACTCAAAGAACGCTTTGGGTTGGACGATACGCCAAGCGGCGAAGCCTTGCCTGAATGGGCGAGAGAAGATTATCAACCTGACGGTAAGTTAGATGAAAGTGTAACGAGCATTTTGGACGAGATTGAGCGTGATGCTCACATTCAAGATGCGGAAGTGGTGGGTTAAGGAAATGCAATGGCAATACTACCGAGCGTTCTCGCCCAATATGCCGAGCGTGTGGAGAAAGCAGGCTTTAGCGAGAAGGAAAAAATTATTGAAGAAGGCTGTGCATTCACCGGTTTAAGCCGAGCCACCTTTCTTCGGCAAATTAAGCCCTACCGCCTGCGAGTGGTCGCAAAGTGCGGTCAGACAAGGGGAAACATCAAATGGATGCGAATGAGCTGAAATTGATTAGTGCCGCCTGGTTACACCTACGGCGCAAAAACGGCAAAACCATGGCAACGCTAGAGCGGATTTTAGACATATTGCGAGCCAATGACAAAGTGAAAGCGGAGTTTGTGGACGAGAAAACAGGCGAAGTCCGCCCTTATTCGGCAAGTTCGGTGGAGCGTGCATTACGCAATGCCAATTTGCACCCTGACCAGCTGTTACGCCCAGCCCCCGTGGTACAGTTGCAAAGCCGACACCCGAACCACGTTTGGCAAATCGACCCGTCTTTGTGTGTGCTGTATTACCTGAGAGAGACTGGCAAAGGCAATGGGTTGTGCGTAATGGAAGCGGAGCAATTCTACAAAAACAAGCCAGCGAATGTGGCGAAAGTCGAACCGCAACGAGTGTGGCGGTATGTCATTACCGACCACGCGAGTGGCGTGATTTATGTGGAATATGTGTATGGCGGTGAAACGGCGGAGAACATTTCTGAAACCTTTATTAACGCCATTCAGAAGAAAGAGAATCCTGCCGAGCCATTTTTCGGTGTGCCGAAAATTTTGATGTTCGACCGTGGCTCTGCCAATACGTCACAAATGTTCACCCATTTGCTGAACCAGTTGGACGTGAAAATTGAAGTGCCAAAAGCCCATAATGCCCGAGCCAAAGGGCAAGTGGAAAAAGGCAATGATATTGTGGAACGCCAATTTGAAAGTGGGCTGCGGTTTATGAATGTGAGTGGCTTGGCAGAGTTAAACCAGCTTGCTCACCAGTGGATGCGGTATTTCAACGGCAAAGCTATTCATAGCCGACACGGTATGACACGTTACGGTGCGTGGCGAAAAATCCACGCCAATGACTTGTTATATCCGCCCAGCCGTGAGATTTGCCAAGAGCTGATGATTACCGCACTCACAGAACGATTGGTGACCGATAAGTTGGAAATCAGCTTTGAAAATCGCCGATATGATGTGCGTGATGTACCTGATGTGAAAATTGGCGAGAAAATCACGGTGGGCAAAAATCCGTACCGCCCTGAATGTGTGCAAGTGCAGTGCTTTGAGCAGATTTTTGCTGATGATGGCACGATGAGTTTAAAACCTTACTGGGTAGTGCTGGAGCCGATTGAAGTGAATGAACTAGGCTTCCGTGTAGATGCTGCAATCATCGGCGAAGAATACAAGGCCCACCGCAAAACGGCGTTTGAAGCAAATAAGGAACAGGCGGAGCAACTGGCTTATGGCGTAGAAACCGAAGACGAGTTGAAGCGAGCCAAGAAAGCCAACGCACCGTTATTCAACGGCGAAATCAACCCTTACAAACACATCGAAGAGAGCAAGCTAACGTGGTTCTTACCGAACAAAGGACAAGAACACGAACTGACCACCAACGCACGCCGTGTTGAGCAAAAACCGATGTCGGCGGTGGAGTTTGCCAAAAACGGCAAAGCACGCTGGGGCGAGTTGTGGACGGGCGAATGCTATCAATGGATTACCGGCAAATATCCGCAAGGTGTACCGCAGGTGGAAGCTGAACGGTTGCTGGGCTTGGGCTTTGATGAGTTCAAGGCGGAGTTTATGGCGCCAGAGCCGACACGCTCACACTTGAAACTATTAGCGGCGTGATTGCCCCAAAAACACCACCCCCCCCCCCCC